CTCGCATAGGCGCGCACAGACTCTTCAAAACAAAACCCTCGCCATGCTTAAGGAAAATGGAATCGACGCCTCGCTTGTAGATGTTTTTATATCTGACGAAACCGACTCCCAGGCTTACGCCGAAATTCCTTGCAACAAAATCGTCACCGGATCCAGTAATGTGGTGGAGAAATTTAATTTCATTCACTTTCATTACCCCGTGGGGGAGAAGGTTGTTGTGATTGAGGACGACATTGAAGAGTTGGTTTTTGGGTATGGAGAGAACGTCAAAACAAAGTTTACGAAGCTTACTTCTTTGATTGATAAGGGTTTTGAGAACATTCCCTTTGGTGGCATTTGGGGTGTTGTCCCCCATCACAATGCCTTTTTCATGAAGAACCGTGTGACCGACGATCTAAAACTCGTTGTTGCCCACTTGTTTGGCTACGTCAGCACTCGGGACCCGCGTCTTGCGGTTACACAAATTGGTAAATCAGACTATGAAAGAACAATTCTGTATTACATACTATTCGGAAGAACGGTTAGAATGGATATGGTGGGCGTCAAGACAAGATCCTACGAGGCTGCGGGCGGCATGCAAAGCGACCTAGACGGGATGGCTCGATTCGCTAAGGAAAAGCACGCGGTGAGATATCTTACGCAAAAGTACCCGCACCTCTGCAAAAAGAACGCCAAGAAAAGCGAAACCTCAAAGTTTGACGAGATTACCTTGCTCCGAAACTCATATTCGCCGAAAAAGCTTCAAGAGGCTCAAAGGATCATCGATGCAAAAATTGGACACACAACAGTTTGGTAATTCAGGATGCGAAATAACCAAAACAGAAGATTGGGTCACAAAGAAGTCGGCATCGTTAGAGTACAATAAAAGATTCATTCTTCAGATCGCAAAACAAGCCGTTTACACCGGCAACTTCCTCACTCCAAAAATCGAAAACGTTTATGCCGAAAAAGATGGTCTCATCGCCGCTGTGATGGAGAATTGTGGCAACCCTGTTGCCATGATGGCGCACGAGGCACCAATACTGGAAAAAATGCTCACAATGCACCTAAGCCGCAAATTTGGCAAAGCGGACTTCAGGGCGCAGATCCTCCAAAAATTCCAAGAAGTCAGCTCAAAACTCGAAGACCAAATTTTTGCACAGAAAGTCAAGCGACGCGCAGAAAAAGAGATTTACATTCTGCCAGTGGGTTATTGTCATGGCGACCTAACCCTTACGAACATTCTCTGCAAGGATGGAGAGTTTTACCTTATTGACTTCCTCGAAGACTGGATACCTTCGCCAGCGTTCGACATGTGCAAAATCCTCCAAGACTGCCACTACCGATGGTACACGGTCACGGGCGAACCGTTTAAGGAGTGGCACAAAAAACTTGGGGAGAAGGTTTTTCTGGACTACATCGCCACACACGGAATTGATCATATCTGCGGAGTTATGCTCCTAACGCTTTACAGGATCCTCCCCTACTGCGAGAAAACACCGAGGGGGCAATTTATTAAGGATCTAATATGCAAAGAGTTCCTCTAATCCTCACCTGCGCAGGGAAAAGCACCCGCTTTGGTGACCGCAAGCCCAAGTGGGCACAAACCCACCCATCGGGCAACATCATGGCGGTGGAGGCTTTGAGGGGCTTGGGGTTTGACTTCGAGATCATCCTCTGCGTCGGCAAAGACCACTCGGCTATGTTCAGGCTTGACGAAATTGAGCGTTGCTTTGCATCCGCGGGCTATGCGCTAAAAGCCATCCTTAGCATGGACACCCCCTCCCAAGTGCAGACCGTTCGCGAAGCGTTAGAGCATATCGACGCCGAGAACTTTGTAGTACGCGATTGCGACAGCCTTGTATCCGTGAGCTCCATTCCATCGGGCAACTTTGTTACGTATTTTGACGCATCAGGCTCGTCGATCAACATCTACAACAAATCAACCGTGCGCGTTATTGAGGGAGAAGTCATCTCCATCCGTGAAAAGTCCGCTCACAGCCCCCTCGTCAGCGTCGGGCTTTATGGGTTCAAAAGAAAGGCATTTGAAAAGGCGTTAGCCGAGGTTAAAAAAGACGGGGAGCTCTACCTGAGTGACCTTTACCAGCAGATGACCAACATCAAAGCCGTGCAAGCTTACGGGTACAGCGATTGGGGCACAAAGACCGATTGGATCCACTTCAAACGCGACTATGCCACGCTGTTCGTTGATATTGACGGAACCCTATTCAAGTCATCCCATCGGCATTTTAGCCCGAAATGGGGAGAGTCCGAGCCGCTGGAAAAGAACATTGCTTTCATAAATCAATGCGTCAGCAGCGGCAAAAAGCACATTGTCCTCACCACCTCGAGAACGGAGGATACCCGTCAGATTACGGTCGAACAGCTGCAAAGGGCTGGGCTGCAATACCATACGCTTCTGATGGGGTTACCAGTGTGCAAGAGGGTGATCATAAATGACTTTGACGTAGATAGCGGCATAATCGGTTGCGGAGAGATTAACATTCCGCGCGATTCTGATAAACTTGAACTAGAGTACCTCGCCAGAATTGGCAGGTAAAACATTCCGAAGGGAAGGCAAAATGGAACCGGAAAAGAATCTTGGTGGAAGACCAAGAAAAGAAATCAATTGGTCTAAGCTGGACGACATCATCATTTGGGCATCGCAACAGTATTGCGCAGAGCAATTAGATGTCAGCGTTGACACCCTCGCCAGAGCAATTACTGAACGATTTGATATGGGATTTGCGGAATATAAAGACAAAAGACGCGAGCCGCTAAAGATTAACCTTTTAGTAAAACAGTATGAAGTAGCCATGCGCGGAAACGTGGCTATGTTGATCTGGCTGGGCAAACAACACCTCGGACAGGCTGAAAAAGTCGAAGAGAAGAAAAACTCAAACATCCAAATTAGCATCACTCCCGATGATGCAAACCTTTAGGAAAACCCGCAAACAGGCTGAAGCCATCCGTTTGTTGTCGGATGCGCTTTTTCGATACTGTATGCTTTACGGTGGCTCTCGGTCAGGGAAGACGTTTATCGCCATCTACGCCATATGCGTGCGCGCCTGCAAGGAGAAATCCCGCCACGCCATTCTGAGGCTGAAGTTTAACCATGCAAAGACATCCATCTGGTTAGACACACTCCCCAAAGTTTTGTCCACGTGCTTTCCCGACATAGTCGTCAAGCCCATGAACTCCGACTTTTACATGCTCTTTCCAAACGGCAGCGAGGTGTGGATTGGGGGTCTGGACGATGCGGCACGAGTAGAAAAGATTTTGGGTAAAGAATACTCAACGATCTACTTCAACGAGAGCTCACAAATTCCGTGGAAGTCCGTCGAGGTCGCCCTCACCCGTCTGGCGGAAAAGAACAATCTTAAGAAAAAAGCCTATTTTGATATGAACCCCCCAACCAAAAAGCATTGGGCTTACTGGTTGTTTGAGAAAAAACTGAACCCCATAACCATGGAGCCAGTGGACAATACCAGATACGGTAAATTGCTCATGAACCCCATAGACAACATAGAAAACATTGACCGGGACTACATCTCCGAGGTGCTGGACAAGCTATCGCCCGAAGAAAGAGCCCGCTTTAGAGATGGAGAGTACCAGGATTCGGGCGAGGGGCAGGTTTACCATGCCTTTGATCGATCGATTTGCGTTCATCGTATTGAGCCACAGAAGAGAGTTGGTACGGTAATGGTCGGGATGGACTTCAACGTAAACCCCATGACCGCGATCGTTGGCTACTATGTGGACAAAACCTTTTACGTCATCGACGAGGTTTACTTACAAAACTCAGACACATACCGCATGGCTGACGAACTTATCCGCCGGGGCTACGCAGGGGCGTGGGTTTACCCCGACTCAACGGGAAAGAACCGTCGCACGTCGGGGAAGTCCGATCATATTATTCTGAGAGATGCGGGATTCTTGGTCAAACCAACCGTCAATCCCTTTGTGCGCGACCGCGTAAACAACATGAACAGGCTTTTACGTGATGGTATGATTATTATTGAACCATCGTGCAAGAAGCTCATTCAAGATCTTGAGAAAGTTGTTTGGAAGGGAGATCATTTAGATGATGGACCAGAAGGCGACCTGACGCACATAACCGATGCGCTTGGCTATTGGACTTGGTCACTGGATAACTTAGTCTATAAAACACCGTCACGAATTGAGATTAAATAAGGGGATAAAAATGGACGTCAGCTTGGTACCAAGGATTTTGCAGGAAATTGAACTGAAGGAGAACTCTGAGCGTAAGCGACAAGCCTACAAGTCATACCAGGCTTACGAGGGGAACCTCAGGTATTTTGTAGAAGACCGTCTTAAGCAAATGTTCCCCAAAACCTGGGAAATGTTTCAAGTGTCGGACTACTCGGCGATTAAAAAGATCGTGGATAAAAAGTCCAAATCCTACAAAGAGGCGCCCTTACGTAAGCTGGACTCGCCTGAGGAGACCGCCCTTTACCAAGATCTTGTTAAAAAGTTCTCTCTAAACGAGGCTATGAAAGTTACCGACAGGTATTTCAACCAGCACAAGTACTCGCTTCTTGCCGTGTTCTTCGAAAGATCGCCCGATGTATTTGGCAAAATGGCTGAGGTCTTTAAGTTTATCCCTCTCGCGCCTTTTGAGTTTGATGTTGTTCTTACCGAAATGGGCGATCTTGAGGCGGTGATTCTTTCCTATCCAGACGAGCAAGTTGTGATTGGACCAGAGACCGACAACCTGGACACGTTGATTGCTGGAGACGTACAAGACCGCGGCACCGACAAAAAGGTTTACGCCGTGTGGACCGCTAAAAATCACTGGCTCTACCAAGGCACCAAGAATAGCGACGGCGCATGGGAGTTCTTCCTTGCTCCAAACGAAAAGAACCCCAACAACCTAAACCCTTACGGTATCCTTCCGTTCGTTTACCTGCCCATCGACTTCTCTTCCGACTATCCGGTAGGCTCACCGCTGGCTTATCAGACCATCGAACTGAACGCAGAAATGTCCACCTACTATACCTCAGGGTCAATGCAAATCGGCACCCTGGTCCTCAAGTACCCATCAAGTCAGGCTATCGAGAGCGTGGCAAACGGACTCTTTACCGGCATGAAGTTGCCTCAGTCCGAGAACCCTGACGCTCCGGCAACAGAGGCGGAATACATTGCGCCATCGCCCAATATGTCGGGGCACCGCGAGGCTATCCTTACCCACATGAGTGCGATCCTCGACGAACAGGGCATCAACTCCAACCAGCTCATCAAGCCCAACGAGGAGTTTTCATCAGGCTTTGACAGGCTCCTTGCATCGGCGGACGTTCAAGACATCATCGAGGATAATCAAGGGTTTTATTCGAAGGTTGAGGAGAAGGTTTATCACATCGTGGCAATGATCCACAAAAACTTCCTCAAACGCGACATCTTTAAGAGCGAGACGATCTCTGTCGTGTATAGAAAACCAAAGGTCCTGATCTCTGATACCGAAAAGCTGGGGAACCTAAAGCAGATGGATGAGCTTGGTCTTTTGCTGCCTTGGGAAAAATTTATGATCCTGGATCCAAACCTCTCCGAAGAAGACGCAAAAGCAAAGTACGACCTGATGAAGTCATTGCAGAAAAAGGCTCTCGACACCCTGGTTGGCGAAAGCACCGAAGAGGAGGACGAGGAGGAGAGTGACGAGGCGGGCGAGGAAGAGACAGAGGAATAAACATGGCATTTTCCGTCGACGAGCTTACAAAAAAAGTTTCCGTGGATATTCCCTCCGATCTTAAGGCGAGGGAACGGAAGGAGCTTCTTGAGGAGATCGGCGAGTACATTAAAATCACCATGCTCGACATGATTGGTGATGGCAGATCCCCTGTTACGGGTCAAGAGTGGAAGCAACTATCAAAGGACTATGCCAAATTCAAAGGCTCTAAAGAGGCAAACATGGATCTAAACGGCGATATGCTTGACTCATTAGATTACGAAGTTTTTAAGGGCGATCTGTACGTAGGGTGGTTCGATAGCGACCAAGCGGTTAAGGCTTATGGGCACACAACAGGCATGAAGGGTCATCCTTTTCTGGATGGTGTAGCACCGAAACGCAAACTATTACCAA